GAACTCTGCGCCATCCGCGTATTTCGTGCCCCGGACGTTTTTGTCGCTTAACGGCGGTTTATCAACTTCTGAGTACACCGCGCCCAGAATGACACCATCCTCGCCGTTGGCATCGAGCAGCACCTCAACCTGCTCCCCCACGTCAGGGAGCCAGTAATCCTTGTTATTCTGGGTGTTGCGCTGGAGTACATTAAGCCAGTTAGTGCGCAGGTTATCGCACTCAGGCAGACGAACGCGGGCCTGAACCTTGTCGGCATCAACAGCGCTGACCGTGCCGACCTGACGGGTGACAACAGACATTACTTATCTCCCTTTATTACCGTGGATGTGGTGCCATCGTATTTGTAGACGGTCAGTGTCTGGCTCTTGCCGTTCTTTTTACCTTTTTTCGCCTTGCCCTGCGTGACCGGCCCTCGTGCCACTTCCAGTTCTGTGATGTAGCCGCTGTTACGGTCAAACGCATGGCGGGCAGTGGTTATCAGCCACGGCCCGGATAACTGACCAAAACCCACCAGTTCAATTTTGTTGCCTGCTGTCAGTTGAGGTGTCCCCATCAGCGTCAGGGAGCCGTTCTGCTGATATTCGTTATGCCTGGCCAGCGCCGAATCTGCTTTAATCCGGGCGCTGTCCGGGTCGCTGACGCGGCTGTTAACCTTCAGTGAATCAGCGCTGGTGACTTTTGCCAGTTTGACCTGTTTATCGCTTTCACTGGTGCCACCGGCAACCTCGTAGGCGATCAGCTTTTTATCGCTGCTCTTCTGGTGTTTTACCTTCGCGGATTTGTATACGCGGTTGATGGTGTCACGCAGGGAAAAACTGGACACATCCTGTGGCTTCAACTGTTTTACCGGCTCCTGACCGCGCAGCGTGGCCAGATGAGAGAAAATCAGCTGGTCGCTGACCACTTTCACCGCATAACCATACTCGCTGGCCAGTCGACGCAGGAAGCCCACGTCCGTTTCAGCATACTGTGTAACGCGGTCAATTTTGATGGACTCAATACTGCCAACCAGCTTCAGCTGATGCTTTTTGGCAATCCGCCCGGCGATGGCCGCCAGCGTGGTGCTCTCGAAACCGCGACTGGATTTTGTCCGCAGGGCGTTATTGACCGACGTGGCAACGCCACGGATAGCGACAACGGACGCGGGCGAACTCACCTCGATCTCGTCTATCGAGAACGTACCACAGGACAGCAGCTTCTCGCCCTGATAACCCATTTTCAGCGTCAGCGTGTCACCCTTGCCCGGATACCACTTATCCAGCCAGCGGCCATCGGTGTCGTCCAGCTCCACCTCAATGGTATCGGACTCGCTTTTGATGTTATCGCTGTAGGTTACGCGAGTGACATAGGGGGCGATATCGGTGGTGATGTTCTTCTGCAGATACCACAGCGTGAATACCGGACTCAGAACATCGCTGACGCCGGTTAACGCTGATGCGGCCTGTGTGGTGCTGTTTATCTCAGCCATGGGGCAATATCCTCTTCTGTGGTGGCTTCTTCAGCCTCGATAACCGGAATCAGTAACAACAGCCCGGAGGGCAGCACCGGCGTGATGGCCACGTGCGGATTGGCGGCAATTATCCGGGGATAGCCCAGCGGGTCGCCATAGTACTGCCATGCGAGAGAGTCCCAGCGCTCTCCGTCACGGGTGACATGCTCAAGAAACATCACACGCTCCTCGCCAGAATTTTGGCTGCCATAGCGCTTAACCCCGGCGACATACGGGTGAAGGTGGTGCTGGCGGAGTTAAGCTGCCCGGAAACGGCATCCAGCGCCGCCGCGATATTGCTGCCGTCCACTCCGCTCAGCGAAGACTGTGCCTGTTGTACATACGTGGCCGCATCACTGGTGGCTCTGGCCAGACTGATGGCATCATGCATGGATTCTGAGAGCGCATTAAATGCCGGAACGCTTTGACCTAACGCGCCGGACACGTTGCCCAGTCCACTCATCAGCCCCGGCACGCGGGTCAGTGCGACGGCGGGGTTATCCTTCATTTTCTGCGCCACCCGAACGGCACTGATGGTGGTCTGGAGAACGGACTGCGCCTGTTTGGCATAATTGACGCCGTCGCGGACGTACTGCGCCACCCCGGAAGGTGAAGGAACGGCGCCCGAAATCGCACCGACGCCAGGAACCTGCGTGCGTATTGCTGGTGGCTTCAGCGGGTTCTTCGGATCGCCGATATACTCCCGCAGAGATGCAGTGGCGTTGACGGCCAGCACATTGCCTGTGCTGTCCGTCTGTTCGCTGGTCGCGGTCACGTCGGTAATGACGAACCAACCACGATAGTCACCATTCCCGAAGACCAGCGCCAGCGCCTGATGGGCTTTCATCGCCGTTCGCAGGCGTGCCAGCTCCACGTCGGGCACACAATAATGCTGATGGAAAACCAGGCTTATCTGGATTTCATCCAGCTTATCGCCGACGAACTGCAGGCCGGGCTTTCCTTCGATGCGGGCATGTTCGACATAATCGACGCCGAACGTGGCTTCGAAGCCGTCCCAGTAGGTAATCAGTTCAAATTCAATATCACCCAGTACTGCAAACATCAGCTGTACCTCCTGCGTTGTTGCTGAGCCAGCAGACGCTCCAGCATTTTCTCCAGTTCATGCAGGCTCATATTCAGTGCGCCGGTCAACCCGTCAGGCGCTGCAGTTTCTTTGCCATTAAGGAAAAACTGAGGATTAAAGCTGACCTGGATACCGCCAGATGTTCCGCCGCCAGTTGAAGCTGCGCCATGCCCTGAATATCCCGCAGCCATGATTTCCGGCGACGGGATACGGGGAACATCCGGCGTCATTTCGTTCGCGATACGTTGCCCGGTTAAAGTGGGAGCCGCAGCGGGTATCCGCATAGCTGGCATGGGCGACAGGCTGTTAATCAGCTCCCCGAATGCATTTCTGGCAAACGACAATAACCCGCTGATATCAGGTGACGGGAGACTGTAAGCATTCTGGTTTATCTCGCCCGCCCTGCGCTGTTCAGGTAAAGCGGTTGCGGCAGTGGAGAGTCTAATAGCTGGCATGGAAGACAGACTATTAATCACACCCCCGAGTTTATCTCTAGCAGATGACAATAACCCGTCAGTATCGAGCGATGGCATACCGAGACGGAAGCCTGACGTGTTATCAATAATTTTTGGCCCCTGGATACTTGGCGGAGTATTTGGGAACAACTGATTAGCCATTTGCTGTCCGGCCAGTGCCGCGGCTGGCGTGGTGCGCTTAATGCCAATAGAGGCACCTTGGGCAATGTTGTCACCAAAGCCCATAAACACGCGGCTCGGTGAATGGATGCCCAGTTTTTCTTTAAACCAGCCACCGACGTTGTCACCCAGATCGCTAACGGTGGATTTAACGCTTTCCCACTTGTTTTTAATGCCGTTGACCAGCCCGTCAATAAGATGACCACCGAAGTCGGTGAACTGCGCAGGCAAATCAATGCCCAGGTATTTCAGCGCCCCGGCAAAGGCTTTATACAGCAGCCCAACCGGCGACCAGTTGAGTAACAGTTTGCCTATCCCAACGATGCCCCCGTTAAATGCCGTTTTAATGTCAGCCCAGCGCTGTTTGAACCAACTGCTGACAGCCCCCCAGTTGCGATAAATAAGGTAAGCCGCCGCAGCGACGGCGGTGATGGCCAGACCGATGGGATTCATCAGCAGCGCCCGGCCAATCCAGAGAACGGCACGCCCGGCGATCATAATGCCGCGAACCAGCCCCCCTGAGAGCACACCACCCAGTGTTCTGGCTCCTCTGGCGACGGCGCTGAAGCCGGTCACCAGCCAGCGGAGCTTACCGCCTTCACCGAGTGCAAGCGACAGTCGAAGCCAGTTGGCCCGCAGTAAAACGGCATTTTTCCAGACGTTAACAAAGGGGGAAATAAGAAGATTCAGTCCGAGCTTGAGGCCGATGGTGGCCATCTTGAACGCAAGTAATGCTCCGATTACCTGGATCGTACCGCTTACGAGTTGCGGATTAGCCGCGATCCATTTTCCAACGCTGTTCATTATTGGGATGAACGTTTCCCCTAACTGGATCAACGCCGGGCGTAATGATTCACCGATGCTGATAGCCGAGTCGTTAAAGCCAATCAGTGTTCTGCGCCAGCGCCCTTCGAGCGTATCATTCTGTTTCGCTGCATCCTTGTCCAGAGTAGCCATTGCCGAAGGCGTATTCATTTCCTGCTTGTTAGACTGGTATTTATCCCAGCCCTGACGCATCGACAGCAGATGGTTGACGGTCTGAATATCAGTAAAGACTTCCGCCAGTCCGAAGGACTCCATCAGCTTCTGCTGGCCTTCTTGGTCTCCCGAGTCCTTGGCAGCATTCCACTGTTGTACGAAAGCCTTGCCTTTGTCGTCGATGAAGGCATTAGCAATCATCAACGAGGATTCATACTGCGAGAACCCTTGTGAGACAAGGTTCTGCATGGATTTCTGATAATTAATCCCGGCTTTCGCATATTTCTGCATGGTATCGCCTCGCCCCATAGCCGCCAGCCAGTTGGACATATTGGTGACGGCCTCTTCAGATGAGCCGCTGCCTTTACCCACCTCTAGGCTGGAGACGATCTGCATAATCGCTTCTTTGCCTGTGATACCACGGGCAGCAAAAGCTTTGGCCAAACCCGGCAGTGCCTTAGCCATGTCTTTCAGTTCAAACGAGCCGAGTTTTGCACCAGTAGCAGCCATACCAAATGCCTGCTCCAGTTCTTTGGCATCGGTAATTTTGAGGGCATCGCTGAAGGCATAGGTCATTTTGGCGAGGTCGGTCATATCGGCTTTGGTGGCCGTCGCTGTTTTACCCAGCATCTCTGCGAATGTCGCTGCCTGCTTAGGAGCCATACCATCGGCAACCAACTGGCCTACGCCCCCCATCAGGGACTCCTGCAGTTGGTTAACTTTAAGCGAGGCATGCCTGATAGCCAGACCAATCGCCCGCTCCTGTTTTGCATCCAGATCGCCGGTGACACTGATATCACGTAGCTGGGATTCAAATGATGAATATTGTTTGACAGAGGCCATGACCGGTGCGCCCAGCGTTCGGGCGATACCGTAAGTCTCTGCCCCCTGACCATAGAGCGCCATACGGTTGGATTTAAGCGCATCACTGGTGGCCGATACCGCCGACAGACGGCGCTGCTGGCGCTCAATCTGCTCCATTGTGCGACTCACGCGCAGCAGATCGCTGTTGAGGCGTTGCATCCGGGAAGAACCCAACTGACCATAGCGTTCTGTTGCACGGGTTAAAGCGTTCTGACGCTCCTGAAGGCGGCGTGACGTATCGCCGAGAGAGTCAAGGGCGCGTCGGGTACCGCTGACGGCAGAGCGAAAGCTGCTCCCGACAATGCCGCCAATGATGACGCCGACTGAAAATTCACTGGCCACGGTGGTTATCCTCTGAAAGCAAAAAGACAGGAGGGAAATGATGGGGAACCATAAAGAACAGCCGCGAAGTGCGGCTGCTCGGGGCTGGAGAACTACTGATTGTCGCCGTACTCGCTTTTGATTTGCTCTTCAGCCTGATCCAGCCACATTTCCAGATCGTCAGTATCGAGGGCATCAATCTCCCCCGGCTGAAACCTAAACCACCTCGCCAGTAGCCCCTGCGCCTGCATCAGCGTCTTCGTTGCTCTTGCCCAGCCCAGTGATTTGCTGAAATCGTTTCTGTAGATCCAGATAATCCGCTAAATCCATATTATCCAGGTCTTCAGGAAGCAGACCGGTGCTGCGGGAAATCAGTGGTTCATCCCAGTCATTCGGGTCTTTGTGGACTTTTTTAACCTGCTTGAGGTCTTTAACCGTCAGGCGTTTAAGGGTGAGCTGGGGGATTGATTCACCCGCCGCTGTGGTGAAAGGGTATTTCAGAATAAAGAGTTCAGCTTCAGATTTGGTTTGTGACATGCTCGTGCTCCTGTGTAAGTTCAGAGCAGTATGTCCGGTAAGGAGTGCGACAGATATTAAAGGGGATTAAGAAGAAAGGGGCCGAAGCCCCTGTGATATCAGTGAGTGCGAAAACCCTTGCAGTTGCGCAGGAACGCAATGAGAAGTGCCTTTCCTTCGGCTTTACCGATGCCAGTGAACCAGTGGTCGGGTGGCGTCCAGGCTTCAATCAAATCAGCCAGCTTGCGGGCCTTTGAACGGGTACAGTCAATCGGATCATTGGTTTTGCGGATATTAAAAAGGTTTTCCACCCCCGGAATATCCAGAATGGTGAACCAGGTACCATTCCCCATGCCGATAGAACCACAGTTCTCGCCTTTGTCTTCAATCTCAACGGTCAACGTCAGCCCCCGATATTGATGCGGTAGTCAGTCAACTGGTCAACACCGCCGACGCGGAAGATGTTGGCCAGATAGTCCAGCTCCAGCAGCTCTTCACCGTCCAGCACCTGTTTGATGTACGTGCAGGTGAAGCTGCTGGAGAACTCGGCGTTCTCATGCTGTTTGAATGTCCCCAGCGGGTTTTTCTTGAACATGATCGTCAGGAAGGTGACCAGCGGGATTTCATCAATCAGCCCCTGTGAGCTGTAGCGCTGCACACTGGAGCGGCACTGCAGGGCCAGCGATTTATACGGATTAGCGGCTGACAACATGGCATCGCGATAGAAGCTGTTCCACTTGATCTCGCCTTCCATTTTGTCGAAGCCTGCCGGGAGTTCCACCTTGCCCACCATCCCCAGCGCCTTGTGCTCCTGCATGGTCATGGACACATCAGGGAGTTTGACCTCCTCGGCCCGGCCCAGCAGGTTAGCGCCATCGAGGTAGATGTTGGCATTGGTGATGCGGTTGATTTCAATCTTTGCCATCAGCTATTCCCCTTCAGGGTTAACAGGTATTCCGAGGTGATCTCGGTCTCAAATGTCAGTCGCTCCAGCGGCGGTGGCGGCGTGTATTTGTAGCTCAGTAACAGGTGACCGGCGGCCAGTTCCGTCTCTTCGTTACGGGCCGGGTCGAACCAGCATTTAAAGCCCAGCAGCGCACCGTCGCCAATCAGCTTACGACCATAGGCGTTGACCGATTCCGTCAGCGCATCAATCAGTGCCTGGGTGATGGGCATATCGATGTACTGCTGGCTGAAGTAGCGCAGGGACTCGTTGATCACATCGCCAGTGCGACGCACGTTCTCAAAGTTGCGCATATGGGTCACCGTTGGCCACGCCGCCATACGGTTGCCCCACAGGCGCAGGCCGCTGCCGTAGCTGCTGAAGACCGTGGTGATACCCTGTTCGTTGAGCAGGTTTACTTCGCTCTGCGGGTCGTCAATCATCGCCGACAGCTGACGCTCCACGCCGGTGATGCCCATGATTTCCTGGTTGGATGAAGACCACCAGTAGCCTTTATCCAGGTCAACTTTGGCACGTAGCCCGGCAGCACGCTGGCTCAGTGGTTCCAGCCTTTCGCTGTTGGTGGCTGCGTCATAGACCTTAACGTGCGGATAGCACAGACGGACGCGGTCGGAACTGGTGTTAAAGTTGATAGTGCCTTCCGGGCCACGTCCCGTCAGCGCCTGCGCAAAGGTGGTGCCAATCGGCGCATCGATATAGGTCACCGCTCCCAGCTTCTCAGCCATGGCGATAAGCTCAACAGAGACGCTGTTCTGGGTGCAGAACACCGGGGCTATCAGGATTTTGGCGAAGTAGCCAAACAGGTTAAAGCTGTCGTTGAGCAGCTTCATGCCAGTACGGTTGCCCGCCGCGTTAACAGCACCGATGATATCAGCCGGGGTGACTTTGGTCGGGTCCGCATAGTTATAGCTGGCCGTCGCCGTTGCGCCCGCCGCAATGCTTTTCCCGAGGCTGGTGATCACGCCGCTCTGCGCATCAAGCGAGTAGTCTTCACCCTCGACATAAGGCTGACCATCGCTGTCTGGTTTCAGTACCAGCTGCGCGACCACTGGATTAGCCAGCCGGGCCTTGCCCGTCGCTTTATCGAACGTTACATCTTCATCGGCTACAGCGGTTTTATGCACAGCCGGATCAAGCACGTTGATCACCAGAACGGTGCCTGCGCCATGGTCGTAGATGGCATCCAGCGCTTGCGGGATGGTAAAGCCGGTAAGCTGGTTGCCAAATGTCGCTGCATCTTTCTCAGACAGGCACTGCACCAGCGTATTGACGTCACCCATCGGGGCGGTACCAATCAGGCCAATTACAGCAGACTTCACCGTCTTAACCGGGCGGGCACCGTTTTCGACCTCAATGGTTTCGACACCATGCAGATAGTTAGCTGCCATGGGAGTCCTCCGTTTTCACATCGTTGTCGCCGCCGTTCCTGCGCTTTGGTAACTGAGGCGCGGGTGTGCTGGCAGGTTTGGTTTCTTCAGGCACCGGCGTCAGGTGCTTCAGCGCCACCAGAACCGTCACATACTCATGGTTCTCTGGCAGGGAGACGTTCTTCCCCGGCCAGAGCAGGATTTCGGTTCCGTCCGACAGCGTGACGCCGCTGGCCGGGCCGGAATAGCGGTATTCTTTCATCACTCGCTTTCCTCATAATTCACTTCGGTTAACAGCGGGCCGGACGGTAAGCCGCTGTCTTCGATAAAGACGCTTTCAGTGGCAAAGTCGAGGGCGTACTGCCACAGCCCCTTGACCTCACCGATAAACACCTCGCGGGTCAGCCAGATACGACGGCGGCAGTTCGGCGGGGTGTAGCCGCCGAGAATGCGGCGCACCACGTCGAGCACATCCACCGCGCCCTGTTTACCGTTGAGCTGGCGGAAGACAACCGTGACGCACAGCTGGATGGTCTGAGGCTGGATCACCGCACCGATATCATTGGGCTTGTCGAAGCGCGAACCGGCATAACTCACCAGCAGCGCTCCTTTCGGATGGTTGAGGCGATATTCCGCTGGTTTCTCCGGGAAGTATTCCACCGCCAGCATCGGGAGTTTCTCCTTAAGGCGGGCGACAACCGCATCAATAACGGGCAGAACGTTCATCAGTATTTCTCCAGTAAGCCATCGCGCCCGCCAAAGGTGGGACGGCGTGCCCGTGCCCGGATTTCACCGGACTCAGGCACATCTTTCTGAGTCGACTGCAGCCCCAGCGTGAGTTTTCCGTCACGAATAGCCTCCAGTTGCCGTCGTGCTTCCTTGTTATCGTCCTTCACGGTGTCAGGCAGGTCACCTTCAGGGCGGCGGACGTACAGGCGGTAACGGGTCAGCGTGATGGCAATGTCGCGCAGAACGGTCGGTACTTCCGACAGCGGCAGGGTATAGCGCCCACGCAGGTGGGCATCTATCAGTTCACCGGCGTAGCGGATGCAGCTCTCAACCACGGTAGCATTGACCGGAGGCTGCTCATCAAAGCCAACCGACTCGTTAGTCAGCTCAATGAGCGTCCTTTCCGGTACCTGCTCAAGCAAATCCGCCAGGGTGCAGTACATGTCACACCCCGCGCAGGATGCGGATAACGTCGCCTTCTGCTAGCGCCTCATCCAGCGCAATCCCGGCAGAGATACCCGCAGGGGTATCTCCGGCTGCGGGGACCTGAGGAACGGCGCAGGCGTTGGCATCCGACTGTACGTTCTGGCCCTTAGTGACAGCTGCACCGACCTCGACGGCAACGATACCCAGAACGTTAACTGGCGTTAAATCACCGGCAGCAGCATCGACTTCTGCCACCCCAAGCGCCACGGCTCCGGCCTGACAGGGGGCGTTATCGGCCCCGACAAAGCGCTGCTGCGTGAGAGCCGCGCTTGCCATCACGGTGGTGGTCAGAATGACCTGTTGAGTTGCGCTCATTATCGTCCCCTTATTTCACGATGTTGCTGATGAGATACCCGGCATCGCCACCGACCACGGCGACTTTGTAGATATCGGTATAGCGGCAGTAATTCACCTTGCCGCCTGCGCCATCGTACTTATCGGCAACGGGCATGCCTTTACGGCGCAGGGTGTAGCCGAACGACGGTTCATTTTCATCGGCACTGGTGGTTCCTGGCTGGGGCTTGCCGACGTAATGCAGCATCAGGTTGTCGGCCCAGATATCGGACGGCTTTTTGTCCTTATCCTGGGCATCCTTCATGGAGGCCATAGAGACCGGCTCGCCGACCACCACGTCGTCCAGCTGGAAAAGGTCTTTCAGGATTTCAAGGGTGATGCGTTTGCGCTCGTTAGCCCCAATCGCCGCCTGAATGGCCGGGTGGAACTTCAGCAGCGACATCACGCTGGCCCCCATGGTCATCAGGTTCGGGCGCAGGCCCGTTTTGTTACGCACGGCTTCGATACCGGCTTCGATAATGCCAATCGGGTCACCTTTACCGCCAACCCAACGCTCAGCTGCGGCCAGGGCTTTGACGCTCCCCTGGACATAAACTTTCGGATCCTGAGCCAGGCGGGCGGCATACAGTTCGCGCTTCAGGTTGACGCCGTTCGTTACGCGGCGAATGGCCTTGGATTCTTCATTGAACATTGACTCGGCTTTTTCGCGATAGTCCACTGGCGCGGCCAGATCGTGTTCATTAAGTACCAGGTCAAGGCTCCCGGTTTTCTCACGCACCAGAACGTTACTGTCAGCTCCTACGGCACGCTGGGTTTCGAACTCAACGAATGCCGTTTTGCCGAAGGTAGGTACTGTCACACCTTCTTTATCGGTCTCGACAATCGGGAAGATGCGCTCGCCAATGAAGGCCGCATTTTTATAGCCGCGTGCGATGCTGGTCAGCACCGGGTCAACGACGCGCTTACCCTTTAAATAGTCAGACATGTTCTCTCCTTAATTACAGGCAGCGGGAGACAGCAGCGTCGTAGCTGATGCCTTCTTTTTTCGACAAATCCAGCGCTTTCTGATGCAGCGCCAGACGCTCTGGATCGGCTTCGGCAAACTCTGCAGAAGACGTTGAAACACCAGCATCCACACGGTCTTTGGTCGCGTGTTCGCTAAAGTTCAGCACCGGTGCAGCGCCATCCAGCAGCGTCTTGAACGCCGTGGCAAGCGGTGTGCGGGTATCGCCTTCGGCAAATTCCACAGGCTTATCGCCAGCAGAGACCGCATCCAGAATGGCGACAACAACGGGCTTCGCTGCCGGGGCCAGTTGACCGCCGCTTACCAGCTTTTCAGCGTAGGAAACGTTGTCAGCGTGCAGCTTCTCCTGCTTGTTCTTCGCATCCAGCGCGGCTCGCTGGGTGGCATCTGCCTTCAGGCGGGTGTTTTCCGCCTGAAGGGCTTCAATTTCTTCTTTGGTCATCGCGTCATTCTCTTGTTGAGGGTTAGGGTTTGGTTCGCTGAAGTCCGGCACGGCTTTCACTGGATCGCGGTACGCTTCTTCACGCAGGGAATCCACCTGCCATGACGGAAGTACCTTGTCGGTTTCATCCAGCCCGAACTGGCCAATCAGAAAGTCCCGCAGCCGACCCCAGAGAGAGGCATTGGTGATATCGCCCCAGTCAGCAAACTCGACGACGCCTTCTTCTGACTCACCAAATGACACCTGCTTCAGCCCCTTAATAGAGGGAGGCTGCGCCCCCAGAAAACCGACGTGGCGAAGGTAAAGCGTGCCGGGTTTCGGGTTATTGGGTGAGTCCGGGAGATAGAACGAGGCGGAGACTTTCTTGAAGCGTCCGTTGCCTACCAGCTCGGCAAACTGCGGGTCGAGCTGTTCAGGCTCGGCCAGCAGGTCAGCGCCGCTGAGTGACAGGGATTTCACCCAGCCCCACGCCGGGTCTTCCGTTTTAGGGTGACCAATAACGAGCGGCGCTTCATGGACGGACGGGTCATAGGCTTTTACGCAGGCGGCAAGATCGCTTTGCGTGAACGGCAGTTTCGTGCCGTGCATGTCGGTATGAGTACCGGCTTTAAAAATATGAATGGCTGACATTTTGCTGTCCCGCGTGATGTTGTCGGAGACAGTTTGTGGAAAAGCCGCGAAGAGCGCTTTTAATCTGCTTTAGAAAAAATAAGGGGGGATATGACAGAGAGAGGGAAGCAGGAGCGATTAAAGCCGTAAACGAGGGGGCTGTAAACCTTTATAAAGGCTCCGGGGCGGGTAACGCGGTAAATCGCCCGTCCCGGAGGGTTAAAATCAGCGACGGGCCGCAGATTCAAGATGACGCACAATCGTATCGAGAATGGGAACGACCACATCAGACTGCAGCTCACCGTCCCCGTTCATCGGCAGGAACGGGCGGGCCGGAAGCTCAACGGACTCATTGCGCCCCGTTTTACCACCGAACTGGTGAATCGGGCCATAAACGACGTTAGTGCCAACCGCTGCCTGCCTGTCGTCATGGTCGGTGGTCACTGACCCCATCAGCCGCCCGGTGAGTTGCAGCGTCTGACCATCACGATCCTGCGCGGCGAGCGACGGCGTCCAGCCCGGACGGCCCTCATCCAGAAAGTTAAACTGCGTTTCCGCCAGCAGGGTTCCGGCGATTTTGCGCATCGCAGGCTCCAGGTCTGTGGCGGCTAAATCCAGCGCCCGCAGGCTCCGGCGCAGGGACTCATCGTTAATGGTGATGTTGACCAGATTATCGGAAGCCATCGTTATCCTCTCAGTTCCCGCTGTGCCAGCGGTTGTAGCGTGCCCTGATAACGGGCAAGGTCAGGACGGTAAGCCGCACCCGGCGCATAAGACCAGCCGACGTCGGTGGCCACCTTCGTGGTACCGGTGTTGAAGGTGGCGACGTTCTGCATCTCGCCGGTTTTCTCCGACACCAGCTTCAGCTCCCAGCCCATAGCAGAACCTGAATTCACCACCTTCAGACCACGGGCGCGCACATCTGCCGCGCTCAGGGCAATCACCCCGCAGCGACAGCGCCAGCCGTTCGGCGGGTAGAACGCCTGCCAGAACGGGTCATCATAACGCAGCACCAGATTGTGAAGCAGCAGATGCGCCTTGCGGGTATGGCTGTCGTTGATGCCGGTATACATCCAGTACGGCCTGTCGTCGACGTTCTCCATCTGTTCGGCCCAGCGCCCGGCGCTGTAGAGTACGGACATATTGGTACGAAAAATGGTATCGAGACGCCACGGGCTACCCTGCTGGATAGTCACCGGCTCACCCGTTACCGGGTCGGTGGTGTCACGCGGCCCCCACCATCCCTTACGCTGCAGCTCCGGCTCCAGCTCCTTTCGGAACCAGCGGTCTGTCTTCCCTTCGTCCAGCACCTTCTGCAGGGCGCTTCGGATATCCTCCAGAATATCAAGGCGGGTCACTTTGGCGACGGTAAAAGCGCGGGCATGGGCATCCTGCCACATCTCCTCCCAGTCCCAGGTGATTTTATACCCTTTGGATTTCAGGTAACTGATAGCCCGCTTCGGGGGAAGCGTCATGCAGTACGCCAGCTCAGCCGTTGTCACGCTCATGCAGACGCCCCCAGAGTGTTGAGACAAACAGGATACGAGCCAGCCGCTCCTGCAGGTCATCCGCGTTCATCTGCGGGTACAGTTCGGCCAGCGTACCCAGCAGCTCCGAGGGGTTAACACCGCCTTCAACCTGCTTAAACAGCGGTGCCAGCACAGGCTCAAGCACGCCGTTTAACGAGCCACCGTTCATCAGAATATCCAGCGCATCATCCAGCTCCTGCTGAGCCTGAATATCGGCATCAATCGCCTCGGCGAACGACAGCGGCAGCGTATTGTTCTTCTGGCGTTCTGAAGGCGGCGTCTCGTCAATATCACCATCCAGCAGCTGGTACTCGCGTTTGAAGTATTGCGGCGTGAAGACCACACCGGCGCGGCTGAGTTTCTCATCGCGGGTGGCCTGCGTATCGTCGACCGTTCCCTGTTCCCACATCTTCCAGACGGGGCTGGCCACATCGCCAAAGTTCAGCGAGACGGCCTGACGGATAACCTGATTCACTGCACTCACTACAATCTCGGCGTCGGCATCGCGGATATCACTGGTGACTTCCAGCCCGGCCTGCGCAGAGGCGCGGTTGCTGTTCGCCTCGGTGGTCTGGTTCTGCCCCAGCAGGGCAATAGAGATTTCACTGCGGGCGAGCGTAATCAGATTCTGGTAAATATCGCTGCTGTCGGCTTTGCCTGCGGCCTCTTTGATTTCGATAGAGGAATCATCGGGAATAGCCGCCACGGCGTCCTCGACCATCGCCTCCATGGAATCCAGCAGCAGGTCAATCTCGCCCTGAGCCGTACCGCGTGGATGCTTACCGATAACCCACGGCGAGCCAAATTTCTCGGCAAAGCGCACCCAGAACTTCATCCCGCCTTTCTTGAACGTCACAGGCCAGAAGCACATCGACAAATCAGGGAAGCCATACGGGTTGTCGTAGGTCGCATCCTGACGCGGTACCACGAATTTATTCAGTGGTACGGGTTCGCCCTCCAGCCCGGCGTCTTTAGCCCGGAATCGCAGCAGGTTGTCGTTGTCGAACTGGAACCATTCGGGTGGTTTGCCCACGATGTCGGTGATGGCCCAGGACTTAACGGAACGGCCCCACATGATTTCGCAGGGTTGGTATCCGTAGAGCACGGCGTCGGTCATCTCGCCGATGATGCGGGAGATATCGAGGTCGTCGAGCATGTCATTAATAAAGCTGAATACCCGCTCCGGGGCATGACCACGCTCAAGCCCACGCTCCAGCGACTTAACCGCAGCTTTACGTCGGCGGATACAGCCACCAACCAGCGGGTCGGTACGCAGCTCGCGATAGATGCGGATATCCCGGCCCTGTGATTTGAGAATAGGATCGGGATTGGGCAGGTACATCCCCAGACCGAAGAAGTCGATAGAGCGGCTGCGGGACGCAATCTGCTCCGTCAGCGTTTTGTTCGGCTCGGCAAAGCTGACAAATTCATTGGGTGAAACCCAGAGTCCACGCGGCATCAGTAACCCTCCAGCATGCGGGCCGACTGGCGACGACGGCGTGAGCTTGCCTTCACCGGCCCTTTGTTAATTTCACGGCTGGCAAAGTACGCCAGCGCCAGCGAGATAGCCGAGTCCCCGTGGCGCTTGCCACTGTCCGACTTCGCTTTTGACCGCTGTTCCGGTACGCGGGGAACGCCGTTAACCACCTGTACAGCCCGCAGGTCATCCAGCGTGTCTTCATCTTTCGGCAAATCAATCAGGTTGCCATCCTCCAGCGCCGCCTTGACTGGCGGCATATGTTCGCGGTACCAGCTCTCAGTAGGCATGACCTGCTTCACCCGGCTGGAGCCGTAGCGCTGCATGGCATACTCCGCCAGATAGGAGCCGTTACCTCGGGCATCAAGTGCTGCACCCATCAGGTTTGGCAGACCGTCCATCAGATACCAGGTGATTTGTTCCTGCTGCTTGAACGGCACATTACGCAGCTCCATCACGAACGGTACGCGGCGTACCAGGTTCTTCTCCTGCAGCAGTGGATAGTCCACCGACAGGTCACCGCTGCGGCCAAAGTCACGCCCTAAATACGAGCGGGCATCAGCGGGGAGCGCCTCCAGCAGGGGCTTCAGATTCTCATCCAGCCAGTCCTGTGTATCACTGAAGCGCTCAGCGTCGGGCTTCAGCTCGTAGCCCTCAGGGCAGGTCAGGCGCAGCACCGGCGTATCAGGTGACATACGGGACTCAATCAAGGCGCGGGACAGCCACGCACCGCCGCCGTTGGCCGGGATGCAGTCAAGCTCTTCGGATGCGCCGGTGCCGTAGAACTTGTACACCGATGCCATCCACGCCTGCTCAGCGTCCTGCGTCCATTCCTTACCGGTTCGCAGGCAGACACGGTGAAACAAACCCTGCGCAACGGCTTCTTTGAAGGCTATTCGCTGTACGCTGCCGCCCTGACGGCCCGCACGGATATCGCCAATGAGCGTATTGAACGGGTTGTCGTCACCGTCATGGGTGGAGATAACCCGTACCTTACCGCCCCAGATAAGCATCGCCAGCGCCGCTTTCAGCAGTTCGTCCAGTTGCTCATGGAACGCGGCCTCATCAATAACGATAATGCCCTGACGGCCACGTAGGTTAGACGGGCGACTGGAGAGCGCGACAACGCGGAAGCCGGAGTCGGGAAACTTGATTGTGTAGGTCTTGATATGCTTATCGTCTTCGTCCTCTTCCCAGAAGCCTTCTTCAATCTCGCTGGCGGCGTAGTTGAATGCCCGCGCCCACATGGCGCAGGCCTGGATATACTCGACGGTCATGTCCTGGTTATAGGCAATGTAATAGACGTTCATGCCTCCCGCAGGTGCTGAAGAGGCAGCGGTCAGCACGTTATCGGATGCCTCTGCCCAGGTAATACCGGTACGGCGACTCTTTTCAATCACCTTGAGCGGAGAGGTATCTGCCACCCAGCGCTGCTGGTAAGGCATCAGAACAGCGGGCACATCCAGCGCCGAGGTATCAGGTAAAACGGGAGCAAGCTGACTCATGTGGCAATCCCCAGAATTTCACGTCGCAGCGCCTGTACGGCATCAGCAGACAGGCCACCCTTGCGGGCAATCTTCTCGGCATTACCCGCCGCCAGTCGGGCGCGGTCACGGACTTCGCTCTGAAATTTCTTCAGGTTGACGGAGGCGCGGGACAGCGTGGCCACGTTTTTAGCGACCTTGGACAGCAGCGCCACGCGCTCTTTGGGGTCGACTTCGCCTTCTTCTGCTTCCTGCAACTGGACGATACTCTCGAACAGCTCGGTCTGGATCAGGGCGATGACGGCTTCCGAACGCGCATCCTGATCGTCAGCCGCACCCTCGGTCAGCATACGGGCCGCTTCGGTGGCCGCACGGATGGCACCATAGCGGCGCTCAATCTTCTGGCCATAGCGATGGATAGCCGATTTGCTGATGACGTAACCCTGCTCACGCAGCAGGGACTCCAGTTCGGAATAGCCGCTGAAGCCGGATTCATTCAGCGCCCGCTCAAGCCAGCGCCGCACGTTTTCCGGCAGCTTATCTATCGTGCTGCGTCTGGCCATCATTCACTCCAGTACTTTTCCGGGCGGGCAATGCCGGGGCCGCATTCAACGGTATATTCCACCAGGTCAACGCCGAGGCGGGTCAGATCGGCAAACCAGTCGCCGGAGGGTTTTTTCTCCAGTTCGACCATCCTGCGGTCGGCCAGATAATCCAGCTCCCGACGCAGCTCAAGGTGCGTGGTGTCCGGGTAGATGGCGCGGGACACATCCAGCAGCAGCGTCTCGCTGGCGGTGTAGGGGCGGGTTTTGTTCAGAGCAACCAGCAGACTCCAGCGCAGGGATTCCCGGCGCACGCGGGTGATATCAACCATGGTGACCTCCTGTATGACGGTACTGCTGTACCACTTCCAGCTTGTTGTAGAGTGCGTCCAGCTTGGCCTCAATGACCGTCTGGCCCCGGATGTAATCCTCGCGGCGGACGTAGTTCAGCGGTAAATCCGCCTTGAACCGCATAAATTCTTTTTCCAGCTCGCCCCAGTTGGAGGCGGACTGCTGCAGCGACTGCTCAAGGGAGGCGAACCGCGCCGCCTGACGCTCCTCCGCTTTACTGAACAGCCACTTGGCCATACCGCCAACAAAGCTCATAAAGGTGATGAGGAAGCCCACCACCGTCCAGAATTCAACCTGCAACGTCATTTCTGTAATCCTTCTCGTTCGTCCAGCAGACCGTTTATCTGGCCTCGCCAGACGCGGCACTGTCTGGCGTTGTCGATGATGTTGGCGAGGACGTCACGCTGGGAGACGCCTGAGTTGCGTAGCCCGGCGTCAGGGGCTTCAGGAGGCCGGGACGCTGTGCCAGCACCGGGGATAGCGGTGGTAGCGCTGCCTGCATGACCGCTGTCGACGGTTGCGTCGTCATATCCGAGGGCTGCGTTGTACTGGCGCACGAAACCGCGAGTAAACACGCACTCAATGGGATGGCTCTTGCCTTTTTCATCAATCCAGCGCTGTGTGACATCATCAATTTTCTCTTTAAGTTGTTGATTCTGGTTTTCAAGCAGCGATACCTGCTCAAGGTAAGCCGCCTCTGCCTGATGGCCTGCGGCCACCTGCTCCTGATAGCGTTTTACCCAGGCCCGCAGCGCAGCGTTCTCAAGCGTTGCCTGTTCTGTTTTGTATGTATCGAATGCTGACTGCAGCGTGCTGAGTGCCACATCCCCGTCGCGTTTTGCATCACTGTGGCCACCGCGATAACCCCAGTGGTACAGGCCATACAGCACTCCCACTAAAGCAAGCGCGATTAACATGCCGCGCCACGGCAGTTTTTTTATCAGGCTAGTCCACACAGCTGCCGCCTCCCCAGGTGAGATAGCGCGGGGCCAGTTCGTGCAGGATGCGCTGCGGATAATGACGGTTCTCCCGCCAGTTGGCAGCGCTGCGCCCGGCATTCACCGTGGCGACATGCTCAAACCAGCGGGTACCGTCCAGCCCGTTCTGCACGGCCAGACGCTTATCACGCTGTACCCAGCCCAGTCCGCCGTTGTAGCCCGACAGGGTCATGGCCATCCGCTCGCAGCTATTGGCGGCGCTGACGCGCTGCCATAGCCAGCGGTCATAGCTGACCAGCGCCCGGATGGCCCATGCAGGATTAAACGGCTCGCGGCTGTTCAGGCCCGGTACCAGCTGACTAATCCAGTCGGCGGTGGCGGGCATAAACTGTGCCATCCCCTGAGCACCCACTGGCGATACGGCATCGGGTCGCCATCCGCTCTCCTGATGCAGCTGCGCGGCAAAGTCGGCCACCGGTGCTGACATTCCCCATTCAAGCCGGGCATTACGGATCACATCGGCGCGGTACTGCAGGGCCGCCTGCGGAGGCTGTGCCGCTCTGGCCTGGCTGAAGAAGCCGCCACACCAGAGCAGCCAGGCGATCACCAGGTTGCCAGCAAGCTGCCACCAGAAGCTATGCCTGTCGTTGCGTGGTTCGCCATGCTTGATGGCGGTCACGCCCAGACCAAAGGCCAGCAGGATGATGAGTGTGATTTGAGGCCAGTTCATGGTTACAGCCCCGTCGCCACGGCCAGACAGACCGCTGCAACAATCAGCGCACGGCGGATCAATGCGGCAGAAAAGACCAGGTGGAGACCGGTCTGTACCGGGTAACGGCCAGACGCCATCAGCGTTTCATCGTGCTTCAGGTACTGGCCGGGGCGGGCTTTGGGGAATAACGAACGATCGAGCCAGTAACCGAGAACCGCAGCGAGCGTGATGAGCGACAGCTTGTAGACCACCACCGGCAACTGCTGCGGCGATACCAGACCGATGGTACCGAGCAGCAGCACGGCGGTCAGCAGCCAGCCGCTGAGTCGGGGCTTTTTAACGGTGGGAATAATTTTCTTCAGGTTTTTCATGGTGCGTCTCCTTGTTGTGTGGGAGACAGCATCACAAATGTCGGGGGGAATGGATTTTAAACAGCGTTAATAGTGAGGTGATGGGCAAAAATCGCATGATGGCTTTGAAAGAACGACCAGCCCGGTGCACTAACACCGGACTGGTCATCAACCCACAGATGTGTGCTGTGAGCCAACCAGGGTTCAGTCAGTCTCGCGAGACTGGACTAGCCTGCCATATTTTCACCGACTGTAAAAGGCTTACGGATAATGAAACAACAATCTTTACCCATCGTTCCATGGATCGGCGGTAAGCGCCGCCTGGCTAAACATATTTTGCCACTGTTCCCGACCCACACCTGCTATGTGGAACCCTTCAGCGGTGCGGCGGCGCTGTATTTTCTCAAAACACCCAGCAAGACCGAGGTCATCAACGATATCAACGGGGAACTGGTGAACCTTTATCGGGTGGTAAAACATCATCTGGAAGAGTTCATCCGCCAGTTCAAATGGGCGCTGGTGAGTCGCCAGATCTACAAATGGTTGCAGGACACACCGGAAGAAACACTGACCGATATTCAGCGTGCAGCCCGATTCTACTATCTGCAGAAACAGGCGTTTGGCGGCAAGGTAGCAGATCACACCTTCGGCACCTCCACCACCAGTGCGCCGCGCTTTAACCTGTTGCGCATCGAGGAAGAGTTGTCGATGGCGCACCTGCGTCTTTCGAGAACGCTGATTGAGCATCTGGACTGGCACAAGTGTATTGAGCGCTATGATCGCCCGCATACGCTGTTCTACTGTGATCCACCATACTGGGGAACAGAGGGCTATGGCGTGGATTTTCCGATAGGGAACTATATCCACATGTCGGAACTGGCGCGGAGTATCAAAGGGAAAATGATTATATCGGTGAACGATATCCCGGAGATGAGGCAGGCTTTCAAAGGCCTCAACATTCAGGCCGTTGGCATCAACTACAGCCTGGCGGGTAAGTCATCACCGCGCCAGGAACTTGTGATATGCAATTTTTGAAAGGAGAAACGCATGAGTTCAGCAATCAATAAACCCAAAGCCTCATACTTAATGGGAATAACCTGCGATGAGTATGAAACTGCGGCAAAAATCTACACACTTAGCGTCAATGCCGACGATTTGGCAGAGGCAATAAGAGAGATGCAGGCCGCGCTTGAGCAGGTGGAGAAAACGCCACGAATGCTCCCTGAAAATAAGCTGAAAGGAATACTCATAGGCCAGCTAAAATTATCCATTAGAGCCAATCCCAAAAGCAGAAAGCCTTGCTAATGTCAGTTTGTTGGGCAGCTCCAGCTAGTTTTGTCATCAGGTGTAAATATCATCAGACAGCCCGCTCGTGGAGGTTTATTGTCTGATGTAGGAGGTAACACCTCCATTTTTTTCTCTACTGGTGGAGCTTGCCTAATTTCTTTTGCACAACTCACAGCGCTTTCATGATATGAGTCATATTGACGTTTAATTTGTTTTAAAGCGGAACCAATTCTTTGAGAGTCATTTGAGGATAAATCTTTAAGTGAACTAATCTGTTCTGACCACCAACTCTGAGCATTCGCACCCACCATCCTGCAGGAACCATAAGCCGGGAACATATCGTCTTTCGTTACGAACTGATTGCCCTCACCCTCCAGTTGCCTGAACAACCTGCCGTAGTTAGCAAAATCATCAGGTTGCCAGTCTGTTTTTTGCTTAATCATCTGCATGGAATCCCATACCTTTTTCAGGTACGCCACACCGATATCAACACGCTCTTTGTCATTTAACTTTGTGAAATCATATGGTGTATAGGTTAAGTTATCGGAATTGAGATAGAACCAATAGTCACTATCTAAATCCTGTACAACTCTGTCTAGAGCAACAGATTTACAGGCTCTCTTGGGCACTTTAATGGCTGTGCCTTCTTTATTAATTTCAATGAAGCAATTATTTCCCTGAGAGAGATAGTCTGCGGGGATTTTTGCATTTTCAGGAATATGAAACATGATTGTGAGCCAATAGTTTTGTTCAACGTGGGTCTTTTGGAACTGATCAGCATATCGATTTAACCCTGGCAGCATGTTTTTTATAGCTGGTAACAGTTTGTTTACGGTCACATCATCCGTCTGCACACTGAACTCTACTGGTTTAGGCATGGGTGAGTCCGAGACCCCTTCTTGCCCTCCATC